CTACTACAGTAGCTACTACTATTACTAACTTCCAAGTTAAATTGTTCTGTGGAGGAACATTAACTGAAACATTAATTTCAGGACAAAACTCTGCATCAGTAGCAGACTTAGTTAGTAAGTTGAATGCAACTTATTCTTTATTAGGAGTGTTTTCTACAACAGGTGGAACAAATCTTACACTTGTAATGACAGGTGCTCAAGTTCAGGCTATTTGTCCTAACTCAGCTCCAACGTTTACAGTTACAGCAGTTCCTGTAGTTACAACTACTACAACTACAACCGTTGCTCCTACAACTACTACAACTACAACTGTTGCTCCTACGACAACTACGACAACTACTGTAGCGCCTACAACAACGACTACAACAACAGCATTATAATGGCTAAGTCATTATTTCCAGAAGAAATGTTAAGTAATGCAACTGGTAGCGATCTCTCATTAGAGAGTATCGCTGCTAGGCTTACTTACTTTCATGAGCAATTACATTTGACTCACTGGCAAACAAAAAGTTATGCAGAACATCAAGCTACAGGAGCATTGTACGATTATGTACATGATTTCAAGGATGGATTGATTGAGAAGCTTATGGGCTATACAGGTAAAAGACCTGGAGCTTATAAAATAGAACCTCTTACAGATTGTACAGCTGAAAAGTGTACATCGGATATAATGTCATTTGCATCATCGTTAAAGATGTATGGAGAGAGAAACTCATATCATGATGTATGTAACTTAGCTGATGCATTATCTGGAGAAGCGGCTAAAACTAAATACCTATTAACCTTGTCTTAAATGCAAGTAGAGAAGAGATTCTTTCCCAAAATAATGACTGATAATGATGAGATATATTTCTCACACCTAGAAGGCATTATAGATTCAGTGGATGAATTATCTACCATGGAAGTTATAAAGCATCCTAAACATTATTCATTCAGGATAGCACCTTCTCTACCTAAGTATACAAACATGTTAATAGAAGAACTGTTTAAGTTTCATAATCTGTTTCAGATTAAACTAAACATGAGTAAAAGCATTAAAACAAATGCCGTTATTTCTTTTGAAATAACAATGGTATAATTTATATTTGTACAAACCAAACAATTACAATCATGCAAATAGTTAGAGACGAGGACGGATCCTCAGCAACTGAAGTACCTCAATACGATCCTAGAAAGAAATACACTTGGTCACCAGACACACAGTTTACACTTTCTGGAAACGATTTTGGTATATTATTAAACTCTTTACGCCAAATTGTTTCTACAAAAGAAGCACAGGTAATCTTAAGAGCAGCTGATGCAGCTGATGTTATAGAGAACTTAATGGCACAAAGTGTAGCAAGTGGAAGTGTTATAGAACATCCAGAACAATAAATTAAAAATAAAATGGCAAAAATGAAAAAGATGGGTGAGTTATCTGCAGGTGTAGGTTCTCAACCTAAGCGTCAAGGACCCGTAGACCCTAAAGGTGCATGGACTAAAGTACAAGAGCGTACATTAGCTGGTACAAAAAGTGGTAAGCCTGTATTAAAAAAAGATAAGCAACTTGGCGCTACCAAGATGGGTGCTAAAAAGAAGAAGTAAAATGATCTTTGAGCCTGTTAACAGAATAGATGTATCTACACCTAAAGGTGATGGAACCATCTGGCTTGTTACAGAATATGGTCACGAAACTGATACAATGTATACAGTTATTATTAATGCCACAGGGGAGCTCTGGCAATTTACACATCGTCAAATAAAAGTTAAATCAAATATTACGTTTGGTAGAAACATTGATAAGTAAGTGGCATACCTATATAGACATATTAGACTTGATAAGAATGAACCATTCTATATTGGTATAGGGAATGATGAGTCTTATAAAAGATCTACTATAAAAGCTAATAGAAGTACTTATTGGAAAAATATCACAAACAAAACTTCTTACAAAATAGAAATTGTAATAGATAATTTAACTTGGGAAGAAGCTTGTGAGAAGGAGATAGAATTTATTCTATTATATGGAAGAAAAGATCTAAACACAGGTTGTTTAGTTAATATGACTAGTGGTGGAGAGGGTACTCCTGGTATAAAAAGATCAGAAGAATATATATTAAAGTTATCTGAAAGACAAAAAGGAGAAAAATCTTATATGTTTGGAAAGAAGCACTCAGAAGAAACAATAAGAAAAATGAGTGATTCTAAGAAAGGTAAACTGCCTTCTGAAGAAACTAGAAAAAAACTAAGATTAACTTCTACAGGTTGTAAAAATGCTTGGTTTGGTAAATCTACTCCTGTTAGTAAAAAAGTCATAAATGTTGAAACAAACATTATATATGACTCTGTTACAAACTGTGAGAGAAACACGAACTACAAGAAGTTACATGAGAAACTTTCTGGCAGTAGAAATAATAATACACCAATTAGATATTTAATATAAAGATATTAGGGTGAAACCTAATATAACATTTAGAAGGTATGGCAAAGCAATGGATTCAGAAGGCAACAGCCTCAATCAAGCGTAGAGGTACAGAAGGTAAGTGTACTCCTATCACTAAACCTGGTTGCACTGGTAAGGCTAAAGCTCTTGCTAAGACATTCAAGAAGATGGCTGCTAAACGCAAAGCTAAATAATGGCATCTATAAGAAAACCTGGTCCATATAATCCACAGAAGGCTACTGCCTATGTAGGAAAGGGTGTTCTTAAGAATGGAGGCAACATAACTCCTGTTCCTAATGGTCATCTCATCAAGAAGGATGGAACATCATTAAAGAATGGTGGTAAGATAAGCTGCTGGACTGGATACGTTAAGAAGGGCACCAAGAAGAAAGGTGGCAAGACTGTCAATAATTGTGTTAAGAAATAATGGATATTAAAGAATTTGATATGGATAAGTACATCTTACTAGTAGGTAAGAATGCTACTGACATATTCAAATACTATAAGGTTAAAGAAATGCATGGGCTTAATCTAAAGGATGCCCAAGCAGAAGAGGTTGATAAGACAGTGGGTAATGGTGTATACATCTATGGGCTTACAAACTACGATCCTGCAGATAAGAAGCTTATAGCTAAAGATCCTTACAAGCCCTTCTTGTTCTTAAACATGGGCACGTTTAAGAAATACAGTGCTGATGAACAGAAGACAGCTATTATGCATGAAACTATGCACATGGCTCTTCTTTTGTATAAATGGGACGCTGAGAAGAAATCAGAAGAAATAGTCACAATGGCTGAGGATGAGGCCAATAAGATTATTAGAAAACTTAAAGGTATAAAACTTATAAAGTAATGGCTAAATCAGAAGCTTGGCAACGTAAAGAAGGTAAGAGTCCTTCTGGTGGCCTAAATGCAAAAGGTAGGGCTTCCTACAACAGAGCTAATCCAGGTAAGCCTGGTCTTAAAGCTCCACAACCTGAAGGTGGTCCTCGTAAGAAATCATTCTGTGCTAGGATGTCAGGAGTTAAAGGACCTGCAAAGAAACCTAATGGTGAACCAACAAGAAAAACATTAGCGTTAAGGAAATGGAAGTGTTAAACTAATAATATTATGGCAAAGCAAATGATTAAACGTGCTGATGGTTCTACATCACAACGCGGATTGTGGGACAATATTCGTGCCAACAAAGGAAGTGGAAAGAAGCCAACTTCGGAAATGCTAAAGCAAGAAAAGAAGATTAAAGCTAAGAAAGCTAAAGATGGAACAAACGTAGCAAAGTCTGATACTTCACGCTATAACAAAAAAACAGATACACAAGAGATTAACAAACCTCTTAATGATGTTACAGTTAGACCATCATTTGGACAAAATTTTAAAAGTAACATGAGAAATTTCATGACTACTGATTCTACTGACTTTCCAAAAGAAAGAGCTAAGATTAAATCTACTTCTAATGATACTAGGAAGTTTGGTGACAATGCTCAAGCAAAATCTAATCTTCAACAAAGAAAACAGTTTAGTACAGCTGCTAGAGTTATATCAGCACCTGTTGCAGCTGCAACTTCTGCACTTGGCGCTGGTGTAGACGCAGTTAGAAATAAAATTAAGAATAAACAAGATCTTAATAAGATTTCTAAACAAAAAATGGGTGGTAAAGTAATAATGAAAACTAAAAAGAAATAACATGAAAAAGATGATGAAAAAGGCAGAAAATGGTGTTAGTATGAAAGATCCTAAACCTAAAAAACCTGTTCCTAAACCTGCTGTTAAAAAATCAACAGATCCTGCTCCTAAGAAAAGGACTTATCCTATTATTCCTGATGAAGTAACTAATGAAGGTTATTTAAAACTTGGACCTCGTGAGAAAACTCCTGGTGGTGGTTTTTCTAGAAATGGTAGCATGATAAAGAAAGCTAAGAGCGGTGCTTCTATGATGAAGAAAGGTGGAGCTATGAAGAAATGTAAATATGGCTGCAAGTAATTCAGGAGCAAAAGAGTTACTCGACACAATGATGGATGTTATGGAAAACATACAGAATTGTGATGATGCTGCTTATGGATTAAGAATGAAGATTTTAAATAATATTGATTATTTAATAGATGCTTTAATGGAAGAATATGAAGAAAAAAAAACCTGTGCTTAAAATGCACAAGCCTGCAAAAGCACCTAAGGTGGCACCTCCTAAACCAATTAATGGTAACTTTATGAGAGAGGCTGATACGCCTTCAAGATTAAAGAGTCCTATGGCTCCTATGAAGCAAAAGAGACTTTCTAAATAGATTTTTGTTCGTTTCGATTAAATTTGTGATTTTGGGTTAAGTAAAAAGGGAACCATTTGGCTCCCTTTTTCTTTTATGCTTTCTTTATTACAATCATCTTTCCATCATGTCTATTAGATAGATGTTCTATATTAAACTTTTCTCGTTCTATAATATTTGAAACTTCAGGAATAGTAAATTTTGCATCAGAGTATACACTATGTAAGTCTTCGATTATATAATATCCTCCACTTTTTAAATGAGGAAATAAATGTTTAAAACTTGTTAGAATATGTTCTGAATAATGAGACCCATCATCCATTATAATATCAAAGTCTGCTCCATAAATATCTATACACTTAGATAAGTCATTTGGATTGTTTTGATCTCCAATAAATACTTTCATATTTCCTTCTTCAAATTGCTTAGCAGTTGGATTGATATCATATCCAACAAAATCTAAGTCTGGGAAATATTCTTTCCACATCTTTAAAGATGCTCCTGGAAAACGTGGATCTGCTACACCTATCTCTAACATTTTTACGTGCCCTGTTAGTAATGGTTCAAACAATTCATTATATGTAATTGTATAAGAGTGACCACAAAATGCTGCAGTTCCTTTATCTGTACCAATCTTATTGGCAATTTCTGTTAATTTATCAATCATTAGGTAGTTGTTTATAGTAATCATTATCAAAATGAGGAGTGAGAATTATATCTCCTTTGGTTGCATCTAACATTTTATCTGCTTGTTCTAATACAACCTCATTAGGTTGTATTCCCATACCTGATATATGTAATGTACCCATTCCCCATCTATAAATCATTGTATGCTTTAGCTTAGATTCATATATTTTAGCATTATTTCTAAATGTAATATACATATCTTCATCTCCACTTTTATCAGGAAACTCAATTCTATCTAAATAAGCTTTTGTATATACATTACCATTATTGATATTACTATCTTCTTTTTGAAATTCATTATTTATAAAGAAATACATTCCTTCACTTCTATATATTTCATGTCCTGGATTAGCTAAGATATCTTCTTTTACATTTTCAAGAGCCCAAGGAGCTAATAAATCATCATCATCTAAACGATATATATAATCATATTTACATTGCTTATATCCCCATTCAAGTTTAGATGCTATAGATGGAAATCTTTCTTTGCAATTGAAAATTTTTACTTTGTCATGATTATAAATATAATCTACTTCTGGATTGTCATTTATAACAACCATCTCACAGTCTATTGTAGTTTGTTGTTTTAAAAAAGACTCAATTGCTTCTTCTAGAAGGTGATGTCTTTTATATGTTATAGTTAATACAGATATCATTTTGGTTTTATTAAGCCTTGTTCAAAATATGTTGGTAATACAATCCAATCTTTACAATACATAGAGTCCCATTGATGTGGATACTCTGGACCAAACCAAGTTTCTGGCGCCACTACAATCTTATTATTATATTCAGAAAGATAAGCAGCCCACCAAGAAAACGATGAGTTGGATATAATAAAGTTATTACACATAGAAAGAATCCATAATTGCTCGTAACTTTTATACCCCTCTAGATATATTGTATTTGGTAAATTGATATTTTCTTTACACCAATCAAGATCATCACTAGCAATAAGATAGAATTCTGTATTAGGGATCTTTTCAATGGCTTTATATACGTATTCAGGAGTGACAACTGGATGGTAATTAGGAGAGTGTAAGTAATCTCCTCTACGTATATTAACTACAGTGATTTGTTTATTAAAAGGAAACTTGTTGATTATACTTTTTTTAAATTCGTATGTAGGACTAAATAATGATTTTATATTTTCAGTGTATTTTTCAAAATGACTTTCACTTTGAAAATATCCTACATGTGCAACTTGAGATCTATCAATCTCATCTATTAAATCTATTTTTCTAAAGATATTACTAGGATAATCATCATCACCATATGTGAGGTAGTCTCTTTTAACAACAAATTTTTTATTTTCATCAAGAGCTCTAGCATAAGCATGAGCAATCATGAATAAGTTGTTACCAAGTCTACCTCCTATATGGCATGTAATATATTCCATTTACCAAATAAGGATTACATCAAATGGAGATACCAATAACTTATTCTCTCCACCAATAGGAATCACTGGCGCTTTACCTAAAACTGCTGGATCTACTAAGATCTGATCTCCTGGAACGATATCTGTAATAAGATCACCAACAGCATGCACTGTAAGTTTGTTAAGCTTTTGCATCATCTCTCTTTCAAGAGCTTCTTTTGTGTTCTCATCCACAATAAGTTTACCTTCATCTTTCTTAGGAAGGTCTAGCAATATTCTATTGCCACGTAATTTTTTGAAGTCTGCCATTATACTATTTGGGTTAAGTTTTTAAATCTTGTAACATCATCACCTGATAAAGTGATCTCTGTCTGAACTGTCTCACGCTTACGTGTTACTCCACCAGTTGGTTTACCTGTTTTAGGATTAATAATATCTGTCTCAAAAACACGTTCGTGAATATCATCTAGTACTACTAATATAGTACCGTCATCTTTTTCTATAGTAAAAATTATCTTATTGACATTAAAAGAGGTTGCATACTCTTTGTCTCCGTCTGTACGAGTGTAAAAGAATTGATTTGTCATTGGTTTATTATTTAATTGTTATATTCAAAATCTAGAATTTGTCCCACAAGATCTGATCTGTGGTTCTCTTTTAATTTAATCCATTTAATACCATCAATCTTCTTAGAAAGATCAATAGCATAACTAAGTCCATTGTAGCTATCCTTGATATCTTTTTGTTCATTGTCTCCATTAACAATAATCTTTCCTGTTTTACCAAGACGTGTTAGAATAGCAAGCATTTCAGCCTTTGTAAGGTTTTGTGCTTCTTCTACTACTAAGATATCATCAATAGTTTTACCACGAATAAATTGAACAGGATATGCTACAATCTTCTCATCCTTCACCATAGTTTGAATCTTTATCTTATCAGCACATTTAACCAAGTTTTCTTGGAATGCTTCTAAATACGGATTGAATTTATCATCAAGACTTCCTGGAAGATAACCTAATGAATTACCCACTTCAATAGTAGCACGAGTGATGAAGATGTGATCACATTGTTTCTTATTCAAGAAATCTAGTGCTGCTAATGCACACACTAGACTCTTTCCCGAACCAGCTCTACCTGTAACAATTACAATCTGATTATCTATGATTAGTTTTCTAGCATCTTTCTGTTCTTCATTAAGGATAACATTATACTTAATCTCTTGCTTACGCTCACGATTGGGCTCCTTCATATTTTAGTTTTAACGACTCTCGTCTTTTATTAACTTCTTCATACTTGTACATATCTGATTCAACATCAGTATGTTCATCCAAAGTTAATAAAATAATATTAGATTTATCATATTCTAGTTCAGGATATTTCTCTTTAGGAAGTATATGATGAAAGAATGTTGATAATGGCTCCTTTCCTAAGTAGTTTCCACTCACTTCTGAGTAATGTTTGCGTTCTTTCCAGATTTCTAAGAACAAGTTTCTCATTGTTTCTATCTTAGTTTTCTGCACAAACATGTCACGCTTAGCTACTATAAGCCCACCTCGTTTAGGAGTGATGGGTTTACGCTTGATGTGATTCAAGCATAAACCCTTACCCCATATACGATTCTCACATCCTTCTACACTACACGTCTTCACTATCTTCTCCTTCTACTAGGTTACTTATCTCTCTATTTATATACCAGATGGCTTTTTTAAGATCTTGATTAGCACTACCTTTCTTATTAGATCTAAGTATATACTTAATAGCATTACCTAGAGAGAATCCTAAGTCATAGTTCTCAATGATATCTATAACTTCCATACCACCACTACCCTGATAATGATCAGGATGATTTACCATTTCCCTATTTAGTATCTGCTTCATTACTTTACGTACTCCATATGGATCTTGTAATGTATTACCTTGTAATGTATTACCTTCTAGTCTGTGCTCAATGTCCTCTCGACTCATCTGACCAAGTTCATCCATCCCTAGTCGCTTTCTTCGAGCAATTTCTGCTTCATTAGCTTCACGTATTGTCTTAGCCTTAGCAAGTAGTTCCTTAAGCCCCTGTTGATCCATGTCCTGATGTGTTTCTTTCTGTTTCTGATAATTCTTCTACTTCTACATACTGTGCTAATGGTACAGGCATGATTACTAATTGAGCAATACGATCTCCCAGTGAATACATTTTTCTTTTATCCAGTAGTCCAGGTTTGATATTAAACGTAACCATGATCTCTCCACGATAACCTGAATCAATAACTCCAACAGAATTACTCATTGTTAAATCATAATTACGTACAGAAGAACGTGGGAACACAAGTCCCACCATTCCTTCTGGTATTTCTACAGCAAGTCCTGTACCATACACGATCTGATTATCTTTAGAATCATCTACAACTATAGATGTAGCTACAAGATCTGCACCTGCATCACCTGGCTTACCAAACTTAGGCTTCTGTGCCTCTGGTACTAATTTTTTAAATTGAATCTTCATTGACTGTTTCGTTTATTTCGTTTACAACTTCATTAATGTTATCTAAAATATCATGTCGAATCTTATCAAAGAATTCATCATTATCTTTTAGCAATGTTACAAAATCATTATAATCATACTTAGTATCATTATAAGTTACTGTCTTACCATATTTACGTAATATATCAGATGAACTACCTAGATTTATAAGCTCACCAATACGATCAATACCTACACCAAATACAATTTCAAAATCAACTGCTTTGAATGGGGCAGCCATCTTGTTCTTGATAGCCTTAATCTTGGTAACGTTACCATAAGCTTCTGTACCTTCTTTAGCAAGCGTCTTACTAACTTCTATGCGTACGTCACTATAGAACTTCAATGCGTGACCACCTTGAGTTGTTCTAGGATCACCAAACATCATACCAATCTTCTCACGATACTGACTTACGACAATGACACATGTATTGTTTCTAGACAATGCACCTTTTAACTTAGGATATGAATCACTGTTAAGCTTAGCCTTTCTACCAATAGAACTATCACCAATATCACCATCTAACACTTTCTTAGGAATCAATGAACTGTCTGAGTCAATGATGACAAGATCAACTTCCCCAGTCTCAATCATATCAAGAGCAATCTGAAAACCCTCCTCACCATGCGATGGCTGAGCAATTAACATACTTGCAATATCTACGCCTAAAGCAGTGAAGTAATTAGGATCAACAGCATGCTCGCCATCTATGTATAACACCTTACCACCGTCCTTCTGACAGTTAGCTGCAGCGTGTCCACAGATAGTAGATTTACCTGAACCCTCCCAACCTACAAGTTCATAAAGTTTCCCTTTAACGAAACCTCCCACACCTAGAGCGATGTGATCAAATGCAATAGATCCTGTAGAAATAAGATCATACTCATTGTGATTTTTATCTCCTAAAGATAGGATTGTACCCTCTCCATATTTTTTATTGAGGGCGTCTAATGCCTCCTGGAATTTGGATTTTCCAGTGCTAACCTCTTGCTTTTTTGCCATTTGATTGATTTTTTATTGTTATATAAAGATACAAAATATTCATTAAAAATAAAATAGCCCAAGTGTAAAACACCTGAGCTATTTGAACTCTACACAATCTAAATTACTAATCTTTAGATCCCTTCACCCATTTTGGAGTGTAAGGACAGTTTAAACATTTACTGCCACAGCAGGATCCTCTACTTGCTAAGAATTCCTTAGACAAGCTCGCAGGCACCACCTCCGCAGGCAACGGATTCGTTGAAATTAACTTCATCAGATACTTCTTTAATTTTAGTTATATCAATCTCTTTAAGTTCACTAATAAGTGAATTGTATTTCTCTTCAGTGATGTCCTCGAAAGGCGCTTGTTGGTAACTACCTCCCCAGTAGGGGAGCACTGACAAACCATTGTAAAACTCCCGATTTTCCCACATCCATTGACCTACAGTTTCCCACTCATTTATAATAGTTTCACCTTCGTTACCCATCATATCAAACTTACCATTTCCTATTTTTCTTTGAGAATCAATAGAAATGGTAGCAGATACGTTATGAGTGTTCTCACCATCTACATGTCCTGAACCAATCCAGTTAGTAGAGAAATGTTTAACTCTCTCTAATGTATCAAGAGCTGTCTCAGTACGAAGAATAGATCCTTCTGGTGCTTTAACAGGAATACGTACACATACAGTATCTGTAGGACGTAACACATCATCTTCACATAGCTCAGGATGATTAGCCATTAGATACATAGCAATGTCTTCGTTCTTATTAAAGCGCATTGTACGTAAGTAATAATCATTATGCCAAGCATGGATACCAGACGCTGTTCCTAACACTAGTGATGTGGTACCTGAAGGTTTAACACATGTGATACGTGCTGCTTCATTAATACCTGTCTTCTCTGAGATTAGTTGATTTACCTTTTTTGCAATGTGTGCTGCCACTTCTAGTTTGTATTTCATGATTTCTCCTGAACCAATACCAGTCATACCAATACCCAACAATGCATCTTTCTGTGTAGTTGCAGCCCAGATAGGACGCAAGTAATGAAAGTTTGTAAACCCTGCTTGTAATGTACCAAAGAACGCAGCTGCGCCTACACGCTCATTAAGATCTTCTTGACTAGTTACATCACTTACATTAACCTCACATAAATTACAGAATTGATAAGGACGTAGAGCAATCTCACAACATGGATTGGTACCCCAGTCTTTGTTGTTACTCCAATACAAACCTGGTTCTCCACTTCCTGATGCTTCTACACGTTTCCATAAATCCATGAATTGTTCTTCACTCACTTCACCACGAGGTAACACTGCAGAGTTGTTAGAACGTCCACGTTGTTCGTTAAGCTCCCACCAGTTACCATACTTACATGTAATCATCTCTTCGTCTGTGTAATCAAACAAACAGATCATTGCACTACGACGAATACCACCAGCAAGAACAGAGTTAGCAATGTGACATAGGATATCATGGCATTCTAAAGGTGATAATGTTTCACCTGGACTCTTTCTATCTAACACAGCCTGAACGTGGGTAAGACAAAGCTTAAGAGGCTCTGGGCCTGGTGCTTTACCACCTGCTGTTACAAGACGTGCACCTTTCTCACGAATAGCACGGAAATCAAACTTAGGCATGAATCCACCTTCTAGATAAGCTTTCATTAACACCTTTACAGAATCAGCCCAACCCATAATAGAATCCTCGATGAGATAGGTGCGAGCTTTACCTGGTTTAGTGATGTTTGGTAGTTCACTTACGTGATGATATTGTACTGAATAGCCTACACCTGTACCTCCTAACAATAAAAACATTGTCTCAGAGAAACTATGAATACTATCAATTGGTAAGTAACAACAATTGTAGATACGTGCGTTGTTAACTTCAGCCGCAGCACCTGCAAACTGTAATGCTCTCATAGAAGGCAAGATTTTCTTGTCTCTAATCATAGTGATGTTATCTTTAATTGCTTCTTCTAAGTATGGATATTTTTTAACCATCATTGCCTCGTAGCGACCTACAATCTCTTCCCATGTTTCTCGTCTGTTTAGCTCAGGGATATACTTTGCGTACTTGCTAAACACTGTAATTTTACTCAAGGCTTCTAATCCTAAATCCATATGTATTGTTGTTTAAATTGTTTAAAAAAAAGAAAGGCTACAAATATAACATTGTAGCCTTTTCCAAACAATCAGTTTTAAAAATTAACTTTAACTATTCTCATTATTACTAACTGATTTAGTTAGTCTTAATTCAAGGTTTTCAATTACAGTTTCTATAGCACCTTTATCAGCTTCTTTTCTAGTTCTATAAACATCATTTGATAGAGCAGTAGCTGTTTCATACATTATAGAATAAGTAAAAAATAATGTATCAGAAAGCGTTGTAATATTGATATACATACCATGAGAATCAAAGAAATCAAATAAGTTTCTAGGATTACCATCTATGATAGCTGAAATGTTATCATTATCTATTCCTTGTTCTCTTACGTGATCTTTAAAATCTTCAGGAAGATTGTCATCTTTTAATGACTCTAGCATTATTTCTAAATAATACTTACAAATAAGTTTAGAAGACTCTGGGTTCTTCTGTAATAATTCTATTGCTTTCATACTAATTCTTGTTGTTTAATTGTGTCTAAATCTAAAACTTCATTTTCTATATTAAATCCTTCCCAAACTTCCATATTAGCATCAAATGATATATCAATTTTATCTTCCCAATACTGACGTAAATCTTCAGACTTTTTGAATATTCTATGCTGTAATGATATTTCATCTCTGTGAAGATTATTTTTCATAAGCTTTATGACTTTAGGAAATTGTTCTTGAAACTCTTGAGAAGTTTTAGAATATTGACCTTCTTTAATTAGAAGAATATCGGTCTTCCATTTGTTATCTAATGTATATACAACTACTACAAAACCGTCTTCATAATCATAATCGTCAAGTAACATCTTAGTTCGTTCAGATTCTTTCTCTAAGAACTCTCTGAACTTATCTAGATTATCTGGCTTGAATAAAAGATATACAGCATTTTTGTACTGTACATCTCTTCTCACATCACTCATGTATCCATTTATATATCCATTATCTTTAAGATCATCTCGATTAATCTTAAGAGTGGGTACAATGAATATACTAGTTATAGTTTTACTTACATTCATATTATCCTTTAATGTTTACATTGCCACCATTTAAATAATTGTTACGAGATATATTCCATACGTCATTCTCAACAGCCCATTTAAGATTGTCTATTGTTTCTAACACACCTGGATACTTATATCCTCTGTGTTCAAAACCATCTCTAGCATTTTCCATGTCAACTGTATCTAGTGTATAGATGAGAGGACTAAAATAGTTAGTGCTATCACAGACAATAAACTTAGGATATGCCACTGTATATCCATCATCTAATAAATCTTTGAAATGATAATGTGCAGCATGCCAATACAAGAATGCTTGAATATATGCTCTTCTGTAAAGATAATATTCTTTATAGAAACCTTCAACACTCCAAGTACATTTTAAGTCATAAACTTGAATAATTTTCTCTTGATGATCTACAATCACCTTATCCATCATACTCTTAAACTTATGACCATGCACTGTATAATTTTCTACTTGTAGTTGATTATACACATCATATACGGATGTCTTAGTTTGATTAACAATAGATGCAGTGATAGGATTGTTACGTAATTCTGTCACAATATTTTCAGAATTTGTGACATCTTGTATAGATACAACTGTCATATTCTTACGTCTCACTAACATTATTTCATCAAAATACACTTCTGCTTCAGACCCCATAAATTTAGTCATCACAGCTTCATATTTAATCTTGAATCCAGAATCTTTATAAGCATCTAAAGATATATCATTAAACTCACGAGTGATTTCACCATCTTCAGTGATAGCTGCTCTCATATGTTTATATAAAGCCTCTACAAAATCTAACATCAATCCTGTTGGTGCAGATTCACATATAGATGGAAAGAACTTCTCATCAAACAACTCTGGCTCCATGAGCTTAGTTTCTACTAGTCTACCTATAGTGGCAGCTTTAGTTTCATCATCTACAATTTTCTCACCTAGTATATACTTTCGGTAATACTTTTTTCTGT